AGTCATCCCAGTTCTAATCGTAATAGAACGAGATCAATCAAGAAAACAAGCTAATCAGACTGAAGAATCTGACGATAAATCAGGACAATCACAAACCGATCAAGATCTATTAGCTGTAGATAAGTTCTATTCTGGTTTTTATGTTATAGACGCAATAGAGTACATTTATGAAATGGGTCTTTTAAAACAGAAACTTACACTTCTACGAAGAGAATGGCCAGTACCACCAAATAAAAAATAAAGAATGTTAGTAGATAAATTAAAACGAGGATTTCTTACAAGTGGGATAACAAAAGGCAACGATCCGTTGTACTTTGCACAAGATCCTACATATTTAAGTTTTCATCTAAACTTCTTTTTGCCTGATGTAGATAGTGGTTATACTGCCGATGAGTTTTTGATGTATTCATTTGCTCATGATGGTCTATTTCGCAAATCTCAATTTTCAAAAAATGATTCATCAGCATCTAGTATAGCAGATCGTATAAATAATTACGATTTTACAGATAGTGCTGAAGATTATCTCTATTCTATCGGAGCTGTTACAAGATTAGCATCACTAGAAAGTTTCAAACTATTACTCAGAAATATTCAAGATAAAACTCCTTGGTATTTTCAGAAAATAAGTGGAACAGAATCGTTTTATACTATAGATCCGAACTTAAATACAATTAAAGATGGTATACTTACAGTAGACTGTTTAGAAAGTGTAGATCAACGAGTATCTTTATTAGCTGATTTATATAGACATGCCGCATGGGATGCAGAACGTAAAAGAGAAATATTACCGTATAATGTACGTACTTTTAAGATGAGAGTACATGTATTCGAAATGAGAAATTTTGATGCTTCTCTACAGACAAAGGTAAGAACCGTATTAGATATGAGCGATCATTCTACAATATCTACTATAACTGATCATATTGATCCTTACACAACTGTTAGAACATATGAACTTGGTCAATGCGAATTCGATTTCTATTCTGCTGCACCATCGTATTTATCTGAGATATCAGTAGCAGAAGTTCCAATGTCAACATTTCAGTTTAAGATAAAATTTAAAACTGTTAGATTGACAGCAGAATACCCATTCTATAAATATGTAGTAGATAATGTTTCATCTCTAATGGAATTTCCTTCCGATAGTACTCCATTCGATTCGGGTATTATTCCTAGTACAAGAATACATCCTAATCCATTTTACGATGCAGCTCCAGTAGAAACAATACGATCTTATTTTAGACCGACTATTGAAACTGAGATGCAAAATACTCCTAATCCCACATATGAAAATGTCTATGGTAATCCACAATCTGGTAGAATAGGTGGCGTAACAGGACAAATTCTAGGTGCATTAGAATCTAGAGTAAATACTGCTATTTCAAGATTAGATTCTAATGTTAATAGTGTCATAATGGGAAATGTATACGATAATGTGCCTTCGCCATCTCAAGTTTCACAAGCTCTATTAGGGTTTTTCAATCCTGATTTAGGTGTAGGTAGTGCAACACAAGTAACAAATCAACAAGCAATACGAGGGAACGTTTTCGATGAGCCTAGAACTACTGCTAAACCAGCTGAACAATCAAACGTATATAGAAGATAATGGGAGATTTTACAAATAATTCGAAAGATTTAAGACTGAATGAATGGATTGGAATCGTTGAAGATAATAATGATCCAAACTTTTCAGGAAGATGTAAAGTAAGAGTGTTTGGTGTTTATGACGGTAAAGAGAATGACAAAATAGATAATTCACCCTATACTATTCCTACTGATAAACTTCCATGGGCTTATCCCGCTACTGGAATAATCTTCGGTTCAGGAGAAGGAGCTGGTAACCTATCAGTACCTAAAAATGGTGCAAAAGTCAAAATCAGATTCAATGGTGGTAATCTTTACGCTCCAGAGTATTTTGCTGTACAAGATATAAATGACGACCTAGTAAATGAAATATCAGATTCATATTTAGATTCGCATGTTTTAATGTTCGATAAAGAACAAGATTTAAAAGTTCTATATAAGAAGAATATAGGAATGCAAATCTATTTTAAAGGATCGAATATAACGATAAATCCAGATTCAAGTATATCAATTGAGCATAAAGACACGAAAAGCATCATAGAATTAGTAAATGGTACAATCAATATAGTAGCTAATTCAACTATCAACCTTACATCAAATACAAAGATACAAGCGGAAACTAGTGAAGCTATAATAAATGGAAATACTTCTACAAAATTAGGACCTTCTCCTCAATACTCAAGCGTATTAGCAGAACCACTATGGATGTTCTTAAAAATGATGGCTCAAGCTATTGATGCTAAAGCGCCAAGCACACCTGGAGTAATGACTGCTCAAGCTGATGCATTCGAAACAATATCAACGTCAAAAAACGTTAAATTATCACCTTGATGAAAACTAATACACAGATTTTAGATAAGAAATGGTGTTGCAATAGAACATTTAATATAGAGGGAATTGGGAACGTCACGTTCCCTCCCGGTGTATTTACAGTTAATATTGAAAAAGACACAGAGATTAAGCTATATGATGAAATTCCAGATAATGATGAATTGACATCTACTATCGAATCTATAAAATATGCATTAGAAGCAGTAAATGAGTTATATGATGAAAAGCTAAGTAGCCAAATACAGAATGCATTTTCTTCTATTTTTAACTATAAAGGGCAGTCTAAGATTAAATTGAAGTTACCATTCAAAATTATTCTGTCAGAGGACTTCTATGGCATTAAGTTTTCTGTATTGTTAGATTTATCAAAGTTTAAATTCTCGTACAATATCGAACAGTTTATAGAAGATAAACTTAAAGCTATCGATTTTTTACAGAATGATCCAATATTGAATCCTAAAGCTTTCCCTATTACACGTTCTATAGATTCTACAACTACTCAGAAATCAGTAGAAGAAATTCTTACAGCTTTAGCGGGTAAATTGTCGACTAACGATATGTTAGAGTATGAAAAATTAGATAATGTTCAAGACTTATTAAGAAGAGCAAAAAGAGACGGTATAGATATAAGAGAAACCTTCAATATCGGTGAAGAACTTTTGAACATGTCTGGTGAATTTACACCAACAGAAGTAGATAACATATCAGTGACAGAAGTCATTGATGAACCATGTGTAGATTGTCCAGATCGTGAAACTAATTTGACACATTTCAAACCAGAAGAAGTAAACATTATTTCTACACAATGCTGTGAGCCAGTAGAAGAATCATTAAATGAAAGTGTCGATATACCAGAATCTACAAAAGAAGACCTCCCTAATACGCCTCTTACAGACACAGACATAAGTAAGATGGTAGATACAGTACGCAAAATATCGGATGATTTAAAAAAATGTTCAGATGAAAAGGCGTTTGCTGACGCTTATAGAGAAAAACTCTATAAAATAAGAGAAGACCTGTACCCGTTATATTTATACGTTACAAAACGAAATGAATATTTTGAATCATACGAACAGATAATATCATATCAAAATACTATAGCAAAACAATACGCTAATATAATAAAAGATTTAAGTAATATAGTATCGATTGGAACAAAAGCTATAAAAACATTCACGAAAGATACTGGCATTAGTACATCAGATATAGACACACTTAAATTAGATCCTTCATTGAAGAATATAAATACAGTGTTGACTAAAATTACTGATTCATCTTTAAAAACAAAATGGGGATCTGCATTTTCAACATATAATACATCCATAACAACGTATATCAACGATATAAACACCAGTAATACGTCAATAACGGATTATTTAGCTATTATAGATAAATTAGAACATGAAAATAGCTATACACCTATACTCACAGGAACATCACTTAATCTGCTACGAACATCAAATAGTGTAGATATTGTTAATCTGAGTGAAATTTTCAGTCCTACCGAAGATATAAATAATACAAATTATACTAATCAATCCGGTATCAATCTAAAGAACAAAGGTAACTTTTATCTTCTGATAGACACTGAGAAGACTGTTTACGATGAAATAAAAACTATTTTTGACATGGTAGATGAAATAGGGAATTTCGAAGTTCTCTATAAACCATCATCTAAATTATCTAAAACGGGTACATCTACAGGAATAGTCTATAAAAATGTATGGGATAAATATGATTCTATATCGAGAATAGATTTCTTATTCACATCCGCTGAACAGGGATATATTTCAGCTAAACCTACGACTGATCAAGTCATGAATAATGATGTAGAAAATGTAGAAGTGGATGAAAAGGTGATGACTAAGTTTCTGAGTACATTCGATGCCGAGCAAGAGATAAGATTATTGACGAAAATAGTAGAAGCAAGAAAAATAGATACTGAATATTTTAGCAAAATAGAAACATTTGCTAAAACAGAAGCTGCCAAGACTTATCAATATGAAACATTTGCACTGTTATTTGGATTAGACAATATAACTAAAAAATTCAAAGATCAGAAAGCTAAGTATAAGGCAGAGTATGATACGATATCAAAATTTAATGCTGCATTAGGAGATAAAATAGATTCTTTGATTTCTTTTTCTAATCAGAAAAAGAAATGTTTCGAACAACAAGAACAGAATCTAAAAGATCTGTATGATACAAATGAAGAAGATACTTCATTAGCTTCACCATGTTCTGATCCCAAAGGAATTGGACAGATGAATCCGTTAAACCCGAGCTATATAAAGAATTGTTATTGGAAAGAATATACTAAGAATTTGCAGACTGTATCATTTATGCCTATTCCCGATATAAAAAATTTCAATAAACGACTATTCAGATATTACCCTGTAGGATTACAGATTCCAGTACCAGCTATTCCAGGTGTATTGCCAACATTACCTCTGGGTATACCTGATATACGAATAAGCATACCTCTGCCTATTCTCTGGAAGCATTTATTCACTTTAACTACACCTGCAGGTCAGTTTGTTTTGTGGATAACTTATTGTCCGCCGTTCACTGTATTTCCGTATCTAATGTTCATAGATGAAGTTCAAAATACGACATTTATTTTGACACCTAAAGGACCTACACCTGTTCCGATTAAATCGTTAGGATGGAAAGATCATTTTGAAAAATCAATAATAGAGAAGATACCGGGACTAAAAATACCAATGCCTAGTCTACCACCTGTAGATTCAAATGTGAACAATAATCTGCCAGATACTGTAAAGTCATGGTTAGAAGAATTGAAGGGAGGAGTTAAGAAAACTATCGATCAGATCAATACTCCTAAAGATACAGTTACAGCGTCTGATCTTGAAAAGAACAAGCGTCTATTGTCATTTAAAAAGACAATGAAAACGATAATAGATAAATTAGATAAGGGCATTATATCAGACGATTTCATAGAAGTCATAAAGCAGTACGTATCATTTATAGAAAATGAAGTGGCATTACGTGCTACTAAGATGATAGATTTCGAACCATTCTATGTGCCAAATTCAGTATCTAAAGCTTTACAGCTTGACGCTATAACTGAAGCAAATTCTTTGAAACAGAGAGTTTTAAAGTTACAGAAAAGTGGTATCAATTTAAACATTAATACTTTAGACTTTACTGTTATCGTTAAAGAGAAGATACTCAATATCCTTGAAACAAAATCGGGCAAGAAGATTATTTCTAACTTCGATAGAGAAATACAAGAACTGGAAAATGAAATAAAAAATAAGACTTACGGTGTATATTCTGCAGAAGAACAACACAGAAAAAGAATTATTCTAATACAGAAATATTTTTCAGAAATAATAAAGAAGATAACATCAAAAATAGTACTAAGGGACTTTGGTATAACTGAAGAAATGACATCGTTGATACCAATATTTCTGCCTTTTCCATGTAAGAGTAATATATCGATATCGCCTATTCCATCCTGGTTGATACTTATTATCGCAGCGATCAAAAAACTGGATAGTATTGTGACATCTGACGATATGACAATTAAGATAGATAAAGCAGTATCATCACAGTATAATTTTGCTTTACGCTTACCTTCTGCCAGAGATTTGATATCAGACATAACACAAGATGTTTTAATACAAGTAATGAACAGTGTAAGTGTACCTGTGCCTGGATGGCCTTCAGCCGTACCATTTATCGAAAAACCGTCAATCGTAAAACAGTTAATACAAAATTCATTAACGGATATCTTCAAGACTAAATTACGTATGCCTGCTATAGGTGGAATTACTCCTATGAAAATTGAACCTGATTCTGTAAAGAAATTGGCATCACCTGTGATAGATATTGCTGTAGAAACTGTATTCAGTATATTAATAGAAATAATTATTAAACAAATAGCTAGTGCGAATGAACAAAATAATATACAAACTATAAAGAATATACTCCAGATAACAAAATCTGTTTTAGGAACAAACATAGAAGATTTGACATCTGAAGACTTAAATGAAATAGCAACAGCATTCACGAAAAATGCAATTCTTGAAGTTGAATCATCATTAAATGATACATTACATCTTTTAGATGTGCCAAGCAAACAACTTGTATCATTTATGGCTTTATTTTCTCCTATACAAGGAATAAAATCAAGTATTCTTCTGAATAATCAGAAAGGACCTTATATCGAAATAGGAACAGATATAATACGTGCATTGATGAGTAAAAATAAGATTACTCCGAACTTTTTAACGACCCTTCTATTATGTACAACAGGTATACCCGGATGGACAATTTCATCATTGTTTAATCCATCTAGAAGTATAGAAAAGTTGCCTCCTTGGGAAAGATTATGTCTAAAAAATGCTCCGTATGTAGTTTTTTTAGATCAAATTGCAGCAACAGCACAACGAATAGGAGGATTAGGAAACAGTTATTTAGCTCCGTATTATACACCAGAATAAATTATTAACACTTTAAACATAATTAATATGCCAAAAGCATTAGTTGAAAACAAAACAATCGTTAAACAAAATTCAAAGGATAAAATCTATTGCCATGAATCTTATACACAAGAAATGTATGACAGGTTCAATGGGATCGATATCAAACCTAAAGACGTTAAGCTTGGTCAAAGTTTAAAAGCTCTAGATTTGGAAGTCCTAAATACCGGTGAAGTTGAAATTCACACCGACGCAGGAATAGACATCTATCTTGACATGCGAAAAGAAAAGAAATATTTCGAAGCTATTGGTATTACAGATTTCAGTATAGAAAATCTTAAGAGATTATCTAGAGAAGGAGTATTCAAATATCTGTTCAAGGAGAAAGATGAATATGTAGTCCTAAAAGGAAAAGAAGGTGCTGAAAGAGGAACATTGTATGATTCACATTTAAGTTTCGTACGAAGAGAGTTTACAAAACAGATTACTTTACAATCTAACGCATACGTAGCAAAAGTTATTTCGAAAAATCAAGGTGGTTTCTTCATTTTGGTCGGTGGAGTAGAAGCATTCTTGCCTGGATCATTAGCTGCTGCTAATAAAATCGTAAACTTCGATACCTTTATCGGTAAAGAAATTAACGTAATGGTTGAAGATTATCTACCAGCATCAGATACTTATATCTTCTCATATAAGAAATATCTAGAGAAAATCTTGCCTTCTAGAATGGCAGCATTAGATAGAACAGCTAAACACGTAGGTATTGTAACAGGAGCAAGTAAATACGGTATATTCGTAGAATTTGAAGAAATTTTCACTGGTCTTTTACATAGTACTGAAATGACTGAATCTACTCTAGAGAAATTCAGTTCTTACAAATATCGTCCAGGCGATAAAATTGAACTATGGGTTAAAGATATTAAAGGTGACAAATTAATTCTAACAGAAATCGATCCTTCACAAAAAGTCGATGAACTTAAAACATTCAAAGATAAAGTTGAAGGAACAGTAATGTCTGTTAAAGCTTCTTCTATCAAACCTTTCGGAGTATTCTTCGAAATAGAAAAAGACTTAGTAGGTCTCTTACCAACTAAGGAATTAAGAAAAATGGATGTTAGAGTAGAAGTAGGAGAATTTTATCCACTCTGTATATCATCAATTGAACCTGATACCGGTAAAATCTACTTATCAGCAATTAATGATTCTAAATAATCATTTCTTATTTGACTTAAAAAGCCAAGGGATTTTATCCCTTGGCTTTATTTGTTTGTCAAGCAGATATATAATAAGAACAAAATAAAATGTATGCAGGATAAACTTTTAAATTATAGTGCTTTATCGTCGTCTGTCGTGGGCGTAGAATATGAATTCTATAGCTTCAAGTCACCGAATATTAGAGCTAAAGAAGTAGCTAAAATATTGGGTAAGAAAGTATTGATTAGTAGAGCATCTGGAAATGTCAAAGATTCTAAATCGGCCAAATATACTGATGATGATCTAGTAGCAAAAGTTACGACTACAGGAGCTAACGATAAGAATAAATCTGTTAGTAATGTTTCAAATGTGTTTACGCCTGAACTTCTTAGTGACAAAGAAAAAGCTAAGAAAAGCAAGTCAGAATTTGTGCCTACCGCTTCTACTTTAGTATTAAAGAGAGATTACAGCGGCGGAAGAGACATGAATGAATTAGTGACGGGCCCTCTACCATATGAAGAAGCAAGACTTACTATAATCAAAATTTTAGATTGGATACGATTAAATGGATGGACAGACAAAAGATGTTCTATGCATTTGAACATAAGCTTTAACCCATTTTTATCGAAATTGAAAAATGGAGTTTCACATTTGGAGCCTTTGAAAATGATCCTTTCATACGATGAAAAGTATATTTACGATAGATTTCCAAATAGAAAGAACAACGTATATGCTAAATCAGTGTATCAAATTCTTCCAGTTAATAAGTTTGTATTCCAAAGTACTGCCGATAATTTAGATCCAGCAAACTTCATCGTCCCAGATGAAAAATATTACGGCCTCAATTTTACAAAAAGAGTGCATAATTATCTAGAAGTTAGATATGTAGGAGGAAAAGATTATGAAAAGAAAGTAAATAAAATATTAGAAGTATTAGATTATTCTATCTTAAAAATCTATAATGCATTACTTAACCCGGGAATTGATCTAACTGAAGCAGAAAAGCTAAGAGGTATGATGACTAATATGAGAAAGATAACTGAATCATTTTCAAGTCCTCAACGTTTCTTCATTGATTATCCAGCTATCAATGTACTAATCGATATGAAAGGTAACATTGAAATAGTCAAGAGCTACTGGACAAGTTTACGTGAACAACTATTCAGTCTTATTATATCAGCTGGAGCAACAGAAGGTGTATTTAATTATGATACCGATATGTCTAAGCCTCAATTTAGATTCGGTAAACTAAAGAATGTTCATGAACTCAGAAATTTTGAAATTTTCGATAGTGAGTTTGAAGGAAGTGCATATGATTGTCTATTCTTTAGATGCAAATTACAGAATAGTAGAATAGATAATTGTTCATTAGTAGAATTTAATACAGTAGAAGATTCGACATTAGAATATTCATCATCATTAGGAACTAATACATTAGTCAACTGTTACATAAATTGTCCAGATTCCATAATCGAAGGTAGCATCAATGGTGGAGTAATAAGAAATGCTATACTTGGAGTAAGAGCAGACTTAACATCAGATGTTATGATAGTTAATCAGAAATAATTTTAAATATGACAAAAAATGATTTAGTACAACAAGTAATGAGAGAACTTGATAGTTCATTTGCATTGCCTGTCCAAATTCAACCAGCTGAAATTGAAAGAAATATAGAACAATGTTCAAGATGGTTCTATGAAAATTATAGGGATTCTGTAGAAACCCAATATTATATCATAAAGTCAGATCAATTCGAAAAACCTGAATTTACTGCTAATCGTACAATAATGATGCCCGATTGTGTAATATCAGTATTTGAAGTTAAAGAAATAACTGGTGCTGGATTACTTGGGATCGTAGATAGAGATTTTGCCGATAATAAACTTATAGCTTCAGAGATTTATTTATCACCATTCACTGGCGATAGCTTAGTACAAAGAGTAGCTCAATATCAATTCTACGATTTAGCCAAAGCATTTTTCCTTGATCTTATTCGATTTGACTTTAATAGACGTACACGTAAATTGAAAATTCTTGGTAGAAATCCAAGAAGAGATGTATTTATACAGACATACGTTAAGATTCCAGAAGACGATCTATATGAAGATTTTTACTTTTATAGATATGTCACTGCAAAATCTAAATTGTCTCTTGCTAGACAGTTAAGCTTTTTTGATTTCAATCTTATGGGTGGTATAAAAATTAATGTAGCAGATCTACGATCAGAAGCAAATGAAGAGATAACAAAAATAGAAGGTGAAATTGATTCACAGAATTCACCTGACTTTTTCGTTACTTGGCACTAATATAAAACTAATTATGAAAATTTTAAACTTTATGCAATGGATAAATGAAGCTGCATCTAAACAGCATGTATATGACAAAGGATGCGTAATGTTATTCTTTGATTTCCCTGAAATGAAAGAATTACAAGAAGATATAGATGAAGACGATCTGTATACTGATCCGGAAGATGATTCATACGGTTTAGAAGATGAACCACATTGTACTATTCTATATGGTCTTGAACCAGAAGTAGAATTGAAAGACATAAAGGGCGTAGTAAAACAATTCACATATAGTCCATTGATAGCACATAAAGCTTCTTTGTTTAAGAACGATAAATATGATGTCCTAAAAATGGATATTGGTTACGTGAATCCAGATGAAGAAAACAGATTTTTACATGACTGTAATAAAGAACTTAAAACTTTACCTTTTGAGTCTTCATTCCCTAATTATCATCCACATATGACTATCGCATATTTGAAATCAGGAAAGGGAGATAAATATGTTAAGCTTCTTAAAGATAAAGAATTTGAAATAGAACCTGAAAATATAGTATTCAGTGAAACGGATGGTACAAAAACACTGATTTCTATTAAAATAGTTAAGAATGACACTATAACAAAATAAATATTATGAGAACCATAAAATACAGCGAATTTAAAGCTAAGCATATGCCTCATTTAAACGAGGAAGAAAATAAAGAGGTAGATACTATAACAGTTGACGTACCATTATTTATTCGTTTATTGGAATATGCGAAAGAGGATGCTAAAACAGACATGGACTTGCATAGAATAACAGAAAATATATTGCAACTTTCAAAAGCTAAATCACAGTTTTCAATGAAGGATTATGCAACAATTGTGAACAAGGGGCTAAAGTAACTGAATCTCAATCCTGAGCCCCTGAAGCTAAGGCTGACAGACCACGAGGTAATTCTCTAGGAGTGCAGTTAGGAGATTCTATAACATACGGATTAGGACCGTTATAGCTTCGGCTATCCTGGGTTGATTTGAATTCGCTCCTCAAATCAACCCATTTTTATGTTTTATAGCATGGGCCGATAGATATATACCAAAATAAATCCAATATGCTTAAAGAACTTTATACAAGAAATCCTGATGATGCACTATACGTAGAAAATGTATATGAGATAGAATCATCATTGGAAAATCTTATAGGTCAGATCAGAATGTTGTTATTTACCAAACCCGGTGAAATAATAAATGATCTAGCATTCGGAATCGATATTGAATCCCTCGTATTTTCCACCAATTTAAGTAATGTAGCAATACAAGAGAAAATATCTACTGCTATATACAGATATTGTCCAGATGCTGGTGAATTTACTGTGAAGATATCGGTAGAATTTTATAAAGGTACAGCCAGAGATATGTGTTTAATAGATATATCGATAGATGGTACAAAATATCTAGGAATTTTAATAAAATAAAATATAATGAGTACAGATTCAAGCAAATTTCCAACTTTTTTAAATAAAGCTAGATCAGATGCAAAAGCACTATTCGATCAGTTTTATACTTATATGACAGATAAGTATGCCCAAGCTGGAAAGACATTTTCTATAGCTAGTGCATATGGACAGATAATGCATGCATTATCTCAGATATCTGAGATGATACTCTATTACATAGAAGATGCTATAACTGAATTGAATATTTCTTCTGCTTCTAGAACGACCAGTATTCAATCTCTTGCAAGATTATCTGGGCACAACATAACTAGAAATATATCAGCTACAGGAGAAATACAAGTCACCCTTTTGAAAAACCCAGAAGGTGTAAATGGTACACAAATCTTGATACCAAGATATAGCAAACTGAAATGTGTAAATAATTCAATGCTGTATATTGTTGACTTTCCGGGTGAAGATATCAGAATGCCATTTGACGATAAGAACCCAATTTATATCAATGTCATTCAAGGAGAGATTCAGAATCAAGTATACACGTCATCAGGTGAAATGCTACAGTCTTTCAGTATTCAAGAACGTAGTTACAACTATATCGAAAACTTTTTCACTAAAGTATACGTAAACGGTACCGAATGGCAGAAATTTGACAGCTTATATGATATCCCAAAAGATTATAACGGCTTCTTAGCAAAAACTGGCATAGCAGGAGGATTGGATATTTATTTCGGTAACGGTCCCTTTGGCGCAGTTCCTCCGCTAGGAGCAAGTATTAGAGTAGAATACATCAGATCTGCAGGTGAAGATGGAAATATAAGAGATGGTGAAGATGTTTACTTCTCATGGATAGACCCGGGATATAGCATATATGGAGAAGAAATTGACTTAAATGAAGTGACACTAATAAAAATGTCAAATTCAATATCATTTGGTACTAATACGGAATCTATAGAAATGACTAGACTTTTATCACCTAACGTTTCTCGATCATTTGTATTTGCAAGACCAGAAAACTATAAAGTGTTCTTACAGAAATATAACTATTTCTCTGTAATTCATGCATTCACAACATTTGACGATAACTATTTAGATGATGACAACATCATTTATCTGTTTCTTATCCCAGATATAACTAAAAGAATGACAGAAGGTGAAAATTATTTTACCGTTAAGCAGAAGTTCTTTACATTAACAGATGCTGAAAAAACTAAAATTCTAAATTTAATTGAAGATAGTCAATCGAAAATTGTAACTACTGTGACTAAAATTGTAGATCCGATAGTTACAAAATATGTAGCAAATGTAAGCCTTATATCGTACGAAGGATATTCTACTATCTCATTAAGAGAAAAAGTTATTGATACAGTATCTAATTATTTCTTAACAAACACTAGAACAGATAGAATACCAAAATCTGATTTAATACGTGAAATAGAATCAATAGATGGAATAGATTCAGTTAATGTAAGTTTCATGTCTGAGTTGAATGAACTGAGAAGCGATCAGACATTGCCATTAATTGGACTAGATGAATTTGGCGATATAGTTATTGGTAGAGATGAACTTCCTCTTATCAGAGGAGGCTGGACTGATCATAATGGAATTCTCTACGAAGACGGTATCTATTCAAATAAACCATGCTCATTGAATATAGAATTTAAAAAAACAACTCCTAGAAGATGACAACTCCAGACAGTATCTACGATAGAACAGCTACTAGAGTAGAAAAAATCAATAATCTGGGCTATAACTATGAAGGTAAGATATTGAAGAAAACCTTATCGTCATATCTATTTAAGGATCCTTCACGTTCAGAAATATTAGCTAAAATTGATGCAATACTTTATTTTTTAGTAGAGAAAGTAAAGACTATAAAAACCTTCTATAATTATACGGTTCCAAAGAACTATCGTAAACTGAATTAAAAATGGCTAGATGGCAAAAACTAATTTTATACGCTTTTTTAACAAGCTTGGTGAAGATTGTAACTTTACTTCATTCAATTCAACATTCGGAAAAACTTTCGAGGGTTCTCTCTATTTTCCGAGAGTGTCTACAAATCTGATAGAATCAGAAAATTTATACATTCTAGAAGAGGTAACTTTACCAACCACTACGCCAAACAGAACACGTTTATCAGGTACTGCTATATTAGTATCAGGAACGCCTTTTGTGACTATCGTAGATGGTGCACCTACCAGTGAATTAGTAGAACAAGAAAAGATAGTAATAGACAATGTACAATATACTGTACAATCTGTGTCATTAAATTCTATAGAAGTATCACCTACTCCTGCTGTATCAGGTAATAGTACAAATATCTATAGACTTGACTATATAGCATATAATGCACCTCTGAAATCGAATGTTATAACTGAATCTATCGTAGCAGAGTTTGTTGATGAAACTGGCGAGTTCTTCTTTTACGATATTGACTATACTGATGATCTACCACTTATAAACAAAACTAGAACACAAGAAATAGTTCTAACGCAAGCAAATGAAGGAATAGATATCACAACGGGTCGATCTCTTATAACTGGAGTCAATCATAAAGTTAAACCTGTAGATTTTAATATCGGTTTTTCTTCTACAGTAGAAGGTAATTTCGTTGAATCAATAAATGTGTTCCTCAAGAAGACAATGCACTTTACTAGTAGTGCATGGACATATTTAGAAGGAGATGATAAAACATATACTATCACAATAGATGCAAATTCTATTTATGCAGATTATGTAGATGAAATAAAAGCTACAGATGCAATATCCCTATCAAGAAGTATAAATGGTGCTACTCAATATTTCGGTCTTATATTCATATCATTTGAACAAGTTACGATAAGTGGAGCTGAATATTTTTTACTTACAGTAAAAGAGCCAAATACAAATATGCTTCACACTGTTACTGAAAATAATTTGGAGACATTTGGATTCTCTATTACATGGAAAGAAGAATTAGCAAGCATTGGACTATACGGTGAAGCAGAATCTGAAGATGAAAGATTCAAACTTGTATTAGAGAATTTTGGTAGAAAGATAGACCAAGAAAAAGAGTACATTTTCAGAGATTCTGATATAAATGAAGAGCTTACTGATAATATTCTTTTGAATAAGAAACGTAAAGAACTTTTATTAGAAGGAGATAAGATTTACCCTTACATGGGTTCATATAAAGCGTTGATAAATGTACTTAACTTATTTGGATATTACGATGTTGACATAAAAGAATATTTTCTTAATGTCGATCAGAACTCACCTGACAAAGGAAAGTTTACGTCTGTAATTATCGATAAGAAGCCTAACAGTGAATCAGTTAAACGAACATGGGCAGTTTTACCGTCAAGTGTATACAAGAAGACTTCATTATTTGGACTTTATTATAAGCTAAATAAGACTACCGGTGCATATGATGAATTTGACATGCCTATTGTTGAAGAAGATTATCAATTCACAGCTGATGAAGTACTTATAAAGCTTTTTGGTCTCAAAGAATTACTTAAGAAAGATTACTTACCGCTGAATGCCAGAATTTATGACATAACAGGTGAAGGTATCTATTTTGAAAAGTATAGTCTACCAACATGGTCTGATGATACAACTATCCGTACAATAAACTTAGGTACTTTACCTGATATTTATGTCTATCCAGAACATGAAGCAATAATCAAAGATATTCGTGTAATAGATGAATACTATATCGATAAATTTACAGATCAAGGATTAACTGGGTTTTATAACTCTAATATGTTATTGCATAACTGGGAACATAAAAGAGAATACCAAGATTCTATCTGGGAAAATATGCCTCCGGGATTAGTAGACATAAACTTTAATACAAATATGTCATATACTAATCCATTAGCAGATGATACAGATATTGTCATAGGAGCTCCTATACTGTTAGAAGTTATATTTAAGTTAGAATGGAAAGAATGTTTCTTTGCTTGGAACGATCTAAATACAAGCAATGCTGATGATTTAGTAGAAATCATAGACGGTGGAGATTCATTAACAGAAGTAGACACAATAGTAGACGGTGGAGTATCTGATACTCCATATTTTGCAAATACGATAGACGGCGGCGAATCAGCCGATATGGATAATATCGATCTTTGGACATGGGACACTTTGTCTAGATGTGATTACGTAGATATGCGTATCATAGTTGATCATTCTGTACCAGGCACATTTCATTTCGATACTGATAGAAGACCAATGCAGGAATTCGAATTCGTATACACAAATATAGATGGCCAATCATATAAACGTTTAGTATATCCTATCAATTTACCATTCAGCGGTATCTATAATATTTACATCTATGTGTATGATGCGTTGAACGGTTTCACTATGCAATTTTTAGAAAAAACAGTTAATACTGCAAATGCCCAAATTACTACTAGTCATCAAGATGCAAATACAGTGACTACTTGGGACAATATGGATATTAACTGGGAAAGTTTATCAATAGATAATTTAGAAACAGGTGTTCCAGAAACTGCACAAACTAACTTAACAGTAGAATACATAGATAGAAGAAATAGTCAAGTAATCGTGACAAATGAGCAAGAAGTTAATAAAGGAGACTTCTTATTCTTTTCAAGATTATCGAGCACGTTAGAATTGACTAACTTAGCTTGTCCAAATGCTGCATTCACAGAGTTATCGTATGACACAGTGGTTTACAATAATTTCGGTCATCCTTCATTACATAATTTACCACTATACGCTAAGATAATGATAAAGAATGCATCGGGGCCTTATTATGAAATGGGAACTGGAGATTTCTGTTATGGAGACATAATTGCTCAAACTTCTACAGAAACTCACATTAAGATTCAAGGAGAGTTCGATAAAATACAAACAGGCCATTCTACACTTTTTGTAGACAGTGGATTCTATAGCGGTACATATGCGATAGAAATAAAGGGATCAAGTGTAGCAGGAGGAAAAACTACTATATTCTTAAATGATTCACAGAAAGAATTGTATAAATTAGACAATTTATTTTCAGTGTATTTGGCTCCGTATGATATAGATTATGCAGAAACACATATTGGTAAAGTATCAGAAATATTCGATAATTCAGTTAATAGTTGGAATGATTATAGCGGCAATGATTGGATATCTAGAGAGTTACATTCAGTAGAGAACCCAGGATTTATTATTCCAAGTGTACATGCTGGTACTACTATAACAATAAATAATTTCGATACTTTTACATTTAGCGATAATCCAGTATTAAATAATGGTGATACATCTTCATTAGTCGCTGCAATACAAGAACTGAATAATGCAGATAATGAAGGTATTGAGAGATATGACTATACACTTTTCCCGTCAGAAAAGATATACATTCGTGACATAAATGGTGTTATTTTGACACCAGTATCAAACACATCAAATACTGTTACATTATCGGGAGTACCGAATAATACGTTAGATGTTGCAAATATATGGTCAGGTAATGAATGGTTAACGATTGTAAACATCGAAGATAATGTCATCACTGTCAATTATATAAATGATCCAGTAACAGAAGCCCTATTACCTTATAACTGGCATACACAATTAATTATAGTTATGCGCCAATTTTATGATTGTATATTAGCAACTTCAAAAACTGATTCATTAGACATGTTCGATCAGATAATAATAGATGATAATTTTACTACTTCATATGCAATGGGTAATGCAGAATTATTCAAAGCACTAGGAAAGACAGATAATAACGTACAGTTAAAATATAAAGAATATAATAACGATAATTTCTTTGAAAACGATATTGCTACTATGCATACTGAATATACTGGTGCATTCACAGAAGTCTTCTCTATTAGAGACTTATCAGTAAGCAATAACTCCATAACAATAAATCAGAATACACTTGTCACATTTCATGATGATACGACAAGAGTCCCTGCTAAACAATCATGGAACTGGAAATTATTTAACGACAAAGATATAGAATTAGTATCTGTATCAAGCAAAAAAATGACATGGAAATTCGAAAAATCAGGATTGTATAACATTCAACTCACAGTAGTTGATAAAAACGGTAATATCTCAGAGACTATAAAAAAATCATTCATAAACGTTTTGTAAAGACACTATATGTGTAACTAAAATTAAAAACGCATGGAAAAGAGAAGAAAGAGGAAGTATGACGATGAAGAAGTAGAAGCAATAAAAGAAGTTGCTCCAGTTTTAACAAGAAAGTCTTTAAAACAAATCAAGTTTACACAATCACAATTAACGTTCATTAAAACAATCGACAATAATTACATAACTACATGTACCGGCCCAGCTGGATCGGCTAAAACATTCGTTTCATGTTTTTATGCAATCGATCAATATATAAAAGGTAATTTCAAAAAGATAGTTCTCATGAAACCTGCAGTAGAATCAGGTGATAGTGTAGGTTTTCTACCTGGTACATTACAAGAGAAAATTGCACCGTACATGGAGAGTTACGTATCAAATATTAAGAAGATAATTGGTACAGAAAACTACAACAACATGCTTGCTCAAGGAGTTATCGAAATGAAATCTTTGTCACATGAAAGAGGAGTAACTGAAGATGATTCAATTATGATCTTAGATGAAGCCCAAAATTCAGATTTACGACAATTAATTTTGTTTACTACTAGAATGGGTAAAACATCGAAAGTTATTATCTGCGGAGATACAACACAGTGGGATGAAAAGAAACGAAGAAAAGATTTTCTTACTTTCAATAAGATAATGGAAGGTACTGAAGGTATTGGTCTATTCTCTTACACTAGAGAGGATATCGTTAGACATAAGATAATAATCGAAATCACAGATAGATACGAAAAATATAAAATAGATAATAATTTAGATTAAAAGAGAATAACACATGTTCTCGCATATATAACATGTGTTATTTTAAATTCCATAAATAAAAGAAAATATGACATTAAAACATGTGAAACTCTATGAAGAGTTCTCAAAGGACAAGGTAGCAATAAATAAAGATGCGTTCTTAAACATGGTAGAAGTTAGATATCCAGATTTTAAAAATAAAGTCGGATTTGTACTCGCTAAAGATGGTATCGAGGCTGCTAAGAAGAAACTAGCAGAGTTAACTCATAGAACTATTGATTCGCTCTTTGATGAAATTCAAAAGAAAGAGTATGCAAACGCTCAAGCTAAAAAGTATTACAAGAAGAAACGAGGAGAAAAAGGTATTCGTTCATATGAAGGAATGGTACCAACCCCAATATATCTTGAAGATTATACTGATCGTATAGAAGAGTTCAGAGAAGCTGCAGTGAAAAATCTAAAACGTGCAGAAGAAACAGAAGATGCAAATGAAATTCAAAAGGGTGAACATGGTATCTATACTATGAAAGTATTTTTTACTGCCCCAATTTTCAAACGTCTAAATGATGCTATGCAAAAGATTAAAGAACGTTACGATGTTCAGCAAGAATCAATCAAAGCTGGACATCATGAAACTGACTTAATCGATCCGTATACTGGAGATAAAATAGTATTAGATGATGCAGTGAATAAAACTGACAAAAACGGTGTCGTATTCGCAGATAATAATTCTTATACAGCTTCTCGTACTTTAATGAGACCTGGTGCTAGATTAGAAACTGCTTTAAAATCAGGAAAACTCAGTGGAATGTCAATTCTTATGTATTGTGCTGGTGTAGCAGCCGGTGATAAATTGCATATTAAAACATTACGAACAGAATTACAAAAACTGTACCCACAAGGTATAGATAAGGAAATTCAAAAAGAACAAGAAGAGGATGACGCAGCTTAAGCATGTTCACTCATATTCCGAATTTGTGAATGAGGCGAGAGAATCAGAACCTCATTTTCATTTTCCTTCTAAAAAATTCTCATTAAAAACGGGCATTAATGTCTTCACTGAGTGGAAACTTCCAAGAGATAGAGAATCATTGAATAAGAAAATGTCAAAACTATTTCCGGACAATGAAGATAATATAGAAACTGTAGAAAAACTATGGAGAGATACAGTACTCATAAATCCTGAAATTGAAAAATGGATTACAGATAAAGGGAAAGAGACGCCTATCGTACAGAAATGGGATATTTTATTTGGAATGATATCAATGTTCAATGAAGATGACATCAGAAGTTGGCAAGTATCTACAGGTATAGATAAACCCAGATCTTGGTCTAAGAGGATAGATAAAATAGAAAAAGAATCTGGAGGTGAAATATGCTGGGTACCAAGCGATAAAACATTAGCATATATAGAATCTGAACTTAAAGCAAACAAGCAATGAAAATTTTACGTTTTGTGCCAATTAATCTATTATTTAGCTTACCAATGTTTGGAATATCGATGATAGTTGTACACGAAGTTTTTAAAGTAGCTTTAGTACCGACTATTATCATTTCAATAATTGAATACGTATATGATGTACATGCTCATTCACATATAGATTATTTACAGTCACAAATAGATGAATTAAAAAAAGATCATGATAAATGAGATATGTCAATTTATTCGATGAATATCTGCTTAATGAAGCGAAAAAACATACTAATCAAGAAGAACGTGTAGACCTTCAAGATGAAGATTATACTCCTGCAGAAAAAGAACTGCTACTAAAGATTGAAAAGAAATATCCAATGGGTTCTAAATACAAATCT